TTGTGACAATATGAGCGAAATATTTGTAGATACAATACGAAAAACTGGTGGATCACTGGGAACAGACATAAGGGTAAAGAATACATCTGTGTATGAGTCTGAGGGTGGTACAAGCGTCACACAAAATTTAGTACAAGGTTTAACAAAAACATTCGCCACACTTGATGGTACAGGAACAATAGCTTTTAGAGATAGTTTTAATCAAAGTTCTGCTTCTGATGAAGGAACTGGAACATATGATTTTAATTTTACAAACGCCTTTTCAAGCAGAAATAGAACAATATTAGGTACTTGTAATAAAGGTGAGAATACTTCTAGACCCTATTTAGTACAAGAACTTAACACTCCCACAACGTCAGACAGTAGATTAAACACAAATGTCTCAAATGGTCCAGGTGATACAGATGTTGAAGATTTATACATGGCAGGGATAGGAGATCTGGCATAATGACAAAAGGAACAATAGCATTTGATACGTTAACAACATCTGATTCTAAAAATACAAATACAGAAAAGTCTATTGATACAAGCTATATATACAATGGTGTTGCAAAAGCTTGGCTAAATCATGGAAGTGATTTTGTATCTGATGATAGTTTTAATATATCTAGTGTATCTGATGATGATACGGGTGAGCTTACTCCAAGCTTTACAAGTTCTTTTGGAAATGCAGAATATGCTTATTCAGGTCAAGGAATTGACGGAGACAAGAACACCACTTTTATTTTTACAGAGGGTGCAACACAAGCCACGGGATCTTTGCCTATATTAACTGGTACACAAGGCGGTGGAACTACGACAAAAGCGGATGCTAGTGCAGCACACACAATTCACGGAGATTTAGCATGACAATAAAAACACCAGAATTTCAAGGAACACATCTTTGGGATCGACTGTGTTGGGCAAAAGAAAACTTAGAAGGCAAACAATCAGATTATCGCATTGTATGGGAAGATCCAGATAAACCAGAAGAGTGTGCAAAGATAACTGTACCAGATCCAAACTGGATGGCTTGTGCATTACAAGGTGGTATATTACCACCTGTCGAAGTTTATTGGGCATTGCAAGAGGATGAAGCAAAGCCTGGTTTCAAAAAACATACACGAGGCTATCTCTTGCACAACACTAAGCCTATTGATAAAATGACAGAAGAAGAAGCGATAGAGTATTTAATTATGAAAGACATACCACAAAGAGTGTGGAGAGAATATCAAAAAGCTAATCGACCAAGATTAGTTATTTGTAAAAAGGATCAACTACCAAGCACAAGAGAGTGGCGTAATGCTTGGAGAATTGATGAAAATGTAGTAAAACAAGAAGAAGTAGCATAAGGAGAAAAACATGACTACATATATAACTGACAAGAATGGTGTAACAGTTGATAGCTCAAGTGTAAGTGTGCCTTCAGATAGACATTTTAGAAATGCTTGGGCCGTTGATTCAGATAAAAAAGTCATATCAGAAGACATGACTGAAGCTAAAAAAATCTTTCAAGATAAAATAAGGGAAGTAAGATTACCCCTATTGGAAGCACAAGACGTTGCTTTTATGAAAGCATTAGAGGCTGGAGATAGTTCTGCACAAACGACTGCAAAAAATGCTAAGACGGCATTGAGAGATGCACCAGCAGCAAGTGCAATATCAAATGCAGATACGATTGCAAAGCTTAAAGCGGCTTGGGATACATCTGTACTAGGTGCAAGTCCATACGCATAAGGAGTAAGCTATGGCTTTAACACAAGTTAGTGGTTCTGGAATAGGAAGTGCTACTGCGACTGGAACTTTTGCAGTAACAGGTGTACAAACTATTGGAACAAATGCAGTAGCTACATCCGATGGTGGAGCAACAACAACAAATGTAGTTCAAGGACTAGGTAAAGCATGGGCAAGATTTAATGGAACAGGATCAGTTGCAATAGATGACAGCTTTAATATAGCTAGTATTACAGATGATGCTACTGGTCAATATAGTTTAGCTATTAATAATGATATGGCTAATGCAGACTATGCTAAAGTAACAGGAGGTGGTGCTTTTGCAATTCAACAAACAGGCGATACTGCAAGTGTAGCTGACTTTCATTCTTATAGTTCTTCACCTGCATATGCTGATTATACAGACCTTCAATTTGTAATCTTAGGAGATCTTGCTTAATGCCATATGTAGGAAAATCTCCAAGTGCAGGTGTAAGGTCAAGGTTTGTATATCAAGCTACTGCGAGTCAAACAACTTTTAGCGGAAGTGATGCAAACTCTTTAACACTAACTTATACAGATAGTTTATACATGGATGTGTATCAAAACGGTGTATTACTTAAAGCAGGCACAGATTACACCGCAACAAGTGGTACAAGTGTCGTGCTTGTTACAGGTGCAACTCTTAACGATATTGTAGAGATGGTTGTGTATGATGTGTTTTCTGTCCAACAAACTTATACTAAAACTGAATCAGATGCACGGTATCCATTTAAAGGTAATAACAGCATTATCAGATTAAACGGACAGACCATTAGTGCAGATATAACAATTGACTCAGATGAAAATGGATTATCGGCAGGTCCTATAACACAAAACGCCACAGTTACTGTTAATGGTTATTGGAGTATCGTATGAGTTCACAATTAAATGTAGATACCATTGTAGATAAAGCAGGTAGTGGTGGCACGAATGTAAAGATAGGTAATACTTCTACTTATGTTGCAGATGGTGGTAGTGCATCACAGAATGTAGTTCAAGGACTAGGTAAAGCATGGGCAACAGCGGATGACAACACCACAATTATGGATTCGCTGAATATCTCAAGCATTACAGACCATAGTGCGGGTGTTTCAACATTAACTTTTACCAACGCAATGAATAACAATCTGTATTCAATTACGGTAGCAGGTGGATACGGTGGAGGAACAAATGATATGGGCGTTATCAGTTGGGATAGTGAATCAGACTTAGCAACAACAGGTTCTAAAACATATTTTATTAGTGCCTTAAACAGCGGTTCAACGGGTAGCAATTATGACCCTGCCCGTGGATGTTATCACTGGTTAGGAGACTTAGCATGAGTACCCTAAAAACAAACACTTTAACAGGTACAACTTCAGCAGGTAGCATTGTTGTTACAGGAGAGGGTGGTTCTACCACAACGAACTTACAACAAGGTTTAGTTAAAGTATGGTTTAATTTACAAGAGGATGATGACTACAGAGACTCATTCAATATAGCAAGTTTTACAGATAACGGAACTGGAGATTTTACTCATACCTTTACTAACTCTATGAGCAATGCAAATTTTGCATTTACAACTGGAACAAATGGTTCTGGTAGTGCCACAGGTATTAATGCTTATAATTTATATCAATACCCAACAACAACGGGAGCAGGTCTTGTAAGAGCCAAAAATATAGAAAATGGTGGAGCTACATTAGATATTGAATACATGATGGGTATGGTTGGAGGAGACTTAGCATAATGGCTAGTGAACTTAAAGTAGATAAATTTACAGGTGTAACCACAGCAGGTTCCATATCTGTTACAGCTGAGGGTAATAGTACAACAACTAATCTGCAACAAGGATTAGCTAAATATTGGGTTAATTATAATGGTAAAGACACAGTTTCAGTTAGAGATAGTTTTAATCATGCCAGTTTAACAGATAGAGGAACAGGAGATTACACATTAGGGTTTACTAACAATTTTGCAAGTAATGATTACTGTCCACAGTTTGCAGGGTTAAGGGGTGCTACAGATGAAAACTATGATGCTCATCCTTCTTTTATAAGTGGTAGTGAAGATACTGCATTGACAACAAGCACTTTGTTAACATCAACTTGTTACAATAATTCTGTTCAATCAGATATGTTACAAAACTATGTTACTATAGATGGAGACCTTGCATAATGGCTAGTATATTAAGAGTAAACACAATAACAGATGCAAGTAGTAATAATAGTATCGCTACGAGTTTTGTAGCGAGTGGTAGTGCAAAGGCATGGTGTCTGTTTGAAGGAGATAGCACTGCCGCAATAACTGACTCTTTTAATTTTGGTTCTATTACTGATAACGGAACTGGTGATTATTCTTTTGCAATAACTAATAACATGAGTAGTGCAAATTACTGTGTGCCTTGTGGAACTGTGAAAGACACAGGTGGACAAACTACAAACATAGCAGTTGACCATGATAATCCTCCAAGTGCAAGTGTATTAAGAATGTTATGTGTAGATGATTATACACAAGTACAAAGAGATGGCGAGTTGCAATCGTTTAATGTATTAGGAGACTTAGCATGAGCAAAGCATCTGATTTAGCAAGATTAATGACAAGTGGCTCTACTGCTATACATGGTGAAGCAGGTGTTACATCTAGCGGATCAACTGGTAACACAACAAATCTTCAACAAGGGCTGTGTAAAGTTTGGTTCAATCACGGAACTGATTTTGCATCTGACGATAGTTTAAATGTGTCAAGTATAGCTGATGATGGAAGTGGAGAATTAACTCCAAGTTTTTCAAATGCTTTCGGAAATGCAGAATACGCCTACAGTGGTCAAGGCATTGATGGCGATAAAAATACAACCTTCATCTTTGTGGAAGGTGCGACTCAAGCAACAGGTTCTTTACCAATACTGACTGGCACACATGGTGGTGGTACTACGACAAAGGCAGATGCCGCTGCGGCACATCTTATATTTGGAGATCTTGCATAAATGTTATTAGGATTAGGAGCTTTCTGTGAACATGCTTTTGCAGATCATTCTGTTTTACATTTTGCTTCTGCTGAACAGAGTGCTAATTTTGTTGTTACGCCATTAGGAGGTCTGCTTCAAAGAACTTCAGCAGAATTAGATGCTAATTTTACACAAACGACTGAAAATATTTTGCTTGTTAATGATACAAGTGCAAGTGTAAGTTTAGAGTTTGAGCAAACAACAGATGGAGGTTTATTGCTATCAGGAGTGTCATCTAGTGATTTAAATTTTACAAAAACATCAATAGGGGATATACTCTTTGTAACAATAACACCAGAGGACAATGAGACTTATACAGAGATTACACCAACTGGGACAGAAACATACACAGAGATTACACCAACTGGAACAGAAACATACACAGAAATAAATTAACGAGGAAACTATGGCAAGTACATACACAGCAAATCTAGGCGTAGAAAAAATAGGGTCTGGGGAACAAGCAGGTACTTGGGGTAACACAACCAACAACAACTTTGACATCATTGACAGAGCTATCAATGGTGTTGGTGCCATATCCTTATCAGGAACAACTCATACCTTAACAACAACAGATGGTAATTTAACAGATGGTGGATTTAGAGTTTTAGTATTTACTGGTGCTTTGGGTGCAAATAATACAGTCACTATATCACCTAACGATCAAGATAAAGTTTATCTTGTCCAAAATTCTACAACTGACTCTGGAAGTTCTGGACCTTATTCAGTTATATTGTCTCAAGGTTCTGGAGGTAATGCTACAATATTAAACGGTGAAATAGCATGGGTATTTGCAGATGGTGCAGGTTCTGGTGCAGCTGTTACAAAACAATCTGTGGAGCTTGTTAACGATTCTTCACCAAGTTTAGGTGGAGACCTTGATGTAAATGGAAACGATATTGTTTCAACATCAAATGCAAACATAGATATTGTGCCAAATGGCACGGGTGATGTAACACTTCAAGCAGACACGGTGCAAGTTGGAGACAACAATGCCAATGCCACGATCACAACAAACGGCACGGGTGACTTAATATTAAATACAAACTCTGGTACAGATTCAGGTACAATTACAATAGCAGATGGTGCAAACGGTAATATTAATATCGCACCAAACGGCACGGGTGTTGTGCAGGCGGGTGGATCTGCCGTAAAGGTTGCAGGAAAAGAAACAATCTATGTACCTGCTTCTGCCATGTATCCTAACACAACAAACGGATGTTCAAGTCTTACGCAGGTAGAATTATCCAACGGCCCAGAAATTAAAGTCTTGGATTTTGATCCTAGTTCTGACGAAAATGCACAGTTTACTGTTGCTTTTCCAAAGTCTTGGAATGAAGGCACATTAACTTTTCAAGTTTTTTTTACAGTAACGGGAACAAACACGGGCACAGTGGCTTGGGGACTATCAGGTGTAGCGATAGCGGATAATGATTCGTGCAACACGGCTTTTGGAACAAATGTAGTTGCAACTGCAAAAGCACATAGTGGAACATCTAATGATATAAATGTAACGGCTGAGAGTGGATCAGTTACTGTTGCGGGTTCACCTTCTACAGATGAGTTTGTATTTTTTCAAATTATGAGAGATGTATCGGCAGACGATCAAACGGGTGATGCACGATTACTTGGTATTAAATTATTTTTTACAACAGATGCTGCGAATGATAGCTAATGACGGGGTTTGGTTATAATGTTTTAGGCTTCGGAAGTGGTGGAACTTTAATTATAAGTTTTACAATATCTTCAAGCACAAATAATTTTAATTTATTAAATCATATACAAAGTAATTTTAACTATAATGGAAGTGAACTAGTATCTATATTTGTAACTATAGATGCAGGTGTGGTTATTGGTTCTTCTTCTTCGTCTACTGCCTCTTTTATAACTGGCTCAATCGGTTTCGCTACTACAGGTTCTCTTTTAACTATAATTAATAATGGAACAATAAGAGGAGCAGGTGGTCGTGGAGGTTTAAATAATGATGGTAATAATGGACGTAGTACAAATGCAGACGGTAACTCTAACAAAACGGGTGGTGATGGTGGCACTGCTTTACAAACAACAATGACAACAATTATTGACAACACCAATGGAACACTTGCTGGTGGTGGCGGTGGTGGCGGTGCAGGAGATGTCGCTGATACTGTCGGTGGCGGCGGTGGCGGTGGCGGTGCAGGCACTGTAGTTGGTGTGGGCGGTCAAGGTAATGGAACGGGCGGTGGCACAGGTGCTGATGGAACGGCTACAAATGGTGGTTCAGGGTCTGGATCTGGTGGAGCACCTGGTGGTGGAGCAGGAGGTGATTTGGGAGAGGCAGGCACTAATGGATCTGGTGGTGGTTTTTTTGGAGCACCTGGATCTGGTGGTGCGGCAGGTAAATTTTTAGATGGGTCAAGCACAACTACATTCAAGGCTAACGGCACAAGATTGGGAGGAAGTTCATAATGACTATTACTGCATTAAAATTTAAACCAGGTATTGTAGCTGATGTAACTTCATATAGTAACGAAGGTGGTTTTGTAGATGGAGATAAAATAAGATTTAGATTTGGATTCCCAGAGAAAATGGGGGGATGGGAAAAATTTACAACGAACACATATTTAGGTAAAGCAAGAAGATTACATAATTGGGTTGCTCTTGATGGTTCTGATTTTTTAGGCATAGGGACACATCTCAAATATTATATTGAAGAGGGTACAACATTTAATGATATAACTCCCATTAGAGTGACAACTGGTTCTGGAGATATAACTTTTTCTGCCTCCAACGGCTCTTCAACTGTGACAGTTATAGATGCGGCTCATGGTGCAAATGAAAATGACTTTGTAACTTTTTCTGGGGCTGCCACTCTCGGAGGTTTGGTTACGGCTGCGATACTTAATGCTGAGCATCAAATTACAAGTATTATAAGTTCTAACTCTTACACGATCACAGTTAGTGTTACTGCAAATAGTTCAGACACAGGCAACGGTGGTAGTAGTGTTGTGGGTGCGTACCAAATAAATACTGGATTAGATACAACTGTTGGTGGAACAGGTTGGAGTGCAGGTCAATGGAGCGGTACAACAAGTGGTGCTTTGGCAACTCAACTTAACGAAGCACTAGATGATAGTGAGACTGCAATTGATGTAGATAGTGCTACGGGCATAACTGCGGGTGATCTTATTTTAATTGAAGAGGAGTTAATCACAGTAGGAACAATATCTACAAACACATTAGGCACGGGTGGTGGACCATCAACAAGAGGTGCAAGTGGTACAGAAGCTGCCTCTCACAGTGATAATACTCTCGTAAGATTAGCAACGGGCAATGCAACATCAACAGATGATTTTGTAGGATGGGGTGATGCTGCTGCAATCACAGTTGCGGGTCAACAGATTAGAACTTGGTCTCATGATAATTTTGGAGAGGATTTAATTATTAATGCTAGAGATGGTGGTATTTTTTATTGGGATAAAACAAACGGAGTATCTACAAGAGCCATAGAACTGAGTGCTACAAGTACATATTCTGGAGAAACAAGTGTTCCAACAATCGCTAAACAAGTAATTGTGTCTGATCAAGATCGCCATGTTATAGCTTTTGGATGTGATGGTGTAGGAGCAAATGCTTCAGCAACACAAGGTAATGGTATACAAGATCCTCTGCTTATACGTTTTTCTTCTCAAGAAAATCCCGTTGATTTTTTTCCCACTGCAACGAACACAGCAGGTGATTTAAGACTTGGTGGTGGCTCGACCTTTATGCAGGCCGTGGAGACAAAACAACAAATTCTTGTTTTCACAAATAAAACCTTACATGCTATGAAATTTATCGGACCACCATTTACGTTTGGTCTGCAAGAATTATCTAAAAACATAACAATTATGAGTCCTGCCTCTGCTATTGCAGTTGAAGATGCCGTTTTTTGGATGGGTGTTGATACATTTTATGTGTATTCTGTAGGACAAACGGTTCAACTTCCTTGCACAGTCAAAGATAAAGTATTTTTAGATTTTAATTTTGCTGAAAGAGATAAAGTGCATGTTGGTTTAAACTCTGAGTTTGGTGAAATAATTTGGTTTTATGCTACTGCAAGTTCTACTTCTGTTGATTCTTATGTCACTTACAACTATTTAGAAAAAGTTTGGTATCATGGCACTTTAGCAAGAGATGCTTGGTTGGACAGAGGTATTAGAGATTTACCTTTAGCCACTGGCAATACTTTTTTGTTTAATCATGAGGTTGGATATGATGATGATGGATCTGCTATGACATCTTTCATCGAATCTGCACCTATGGATATGGGAGATGGTGAAAAGTTTGTGTCTATACGCAGAGTCATACCTGATATAACTTTTGATGGATCTACAAGTGTGAATCCTAGTGTTGATTTTACAATTAAAGCTAGAAACTTTCCAGGTGACACTTTTGATCAAACAAGTTCACAAGCCACGACAAGAAGTTCTACAAGTCCAGTTGAACAGTTTACAAACAAATTGGATTTTCGTATAAGAGGCAGAGCTTTTGTGTTGAGAATAGACTCTAGTTCTTTAGGTTGTCGATATAAATTAGGGACACCAAGAATAGATATTAGACAAGATGGAAAAAGATAATGTTAATTAATGGTATTCCTCAATATATTCAAGGTATTACAAACGAAAAAGTAGATCTAACTACAACGAATAATACAACATTACATACTGTGGCATCTAACGCTGATTTTAATGCTTCTATTATAAATTCTATTCTAGTATCAAATGATTCTGGCAGTGCAGACACAATAACAGTAACATTAACAGATACATCCTCTGCTGTATTTAGTTTATTCAAAGTAACCGCAGTCGCGGCAAATACTACAGTTGAGTTACTTACAAAAGATTTAGTTATGAAGAGTGGTGAGGTCTTAAAAGTACAAGCAGCAACAGCAGACAGACTACATGTAGTTGCCAGTATACAAGAATTAAGTAAAACAAGAATAACAACAAGTGCTTTGGCTAATATATAAGATTGAATAAATTTTAATAAATTGATATGATGCAAGAATATGGGTATTTTTAAAAGTTTTAAAAAAATTTTAAAAAAAGCTGCACCAATAATTGGCGGTACAATAGGTTTTGCAATAGGAGGTCCAGCGGGTGCGGCAATAGGTTCTGGTATTGGAAGTTTAGCTGGAGGCAGAAGCACAGAAGAAGCATTAATGTCGGCAGCATTAGGTTATGGTATAGGCAGTTTGGGAGCATCAGCGGGTTATGGCCCAACGGCTGCGAAAGCTAACCTTGCTACACAAGCTGCAAACCCAGTAACTTATGGTTTTGAAGCAGCGTCAAGTGTACCAGTTCAAGCAGTCTCAACAACGTCAATGGCTCCAACTGGAATTATGAGCACATTAAAAGAGTTTGCTACAAGTCCAACTGGTCTTGCTAGTTTAGGTAGTGCTGGATTGAGTGCTTTAACTAGTGAATTAAATGAAGAACAAAAAGAACCACAAAAAGAACCATCTTTTGCAAAAGGTCAAACAAGATTAGGATTGGGTATACTAGGAACTAAGGCTTTTAATCTTGATGATAAAGAACAATTTAAAGAATACTTTAAAGAGTTAAGAAAAAGACAAGGCATAGAAGAAGATGCTATGGCAAACGGAGGTGAGGTTGAAGGACCTGGCACTGGTACAAGTGATTCTGTACCAGCAAGATTATCAGATGGTGAATTTGTATTAACTGCCAAAGCCGTGAGAGGTGCAGGTGGTGGAGATAGAGATTTGGGCGCTGCGAGAATGTATGATATGATGTCTGAATTAGAAAGGGTTGCATAATGGCTACATCAACACAAGAACAACGAATACGTTTAGCTCCTTTTCAAGAAGAGTTTTTAGCAGATATATTCGAAAGTGCTAGAACTTTAACTGGGGAAGGAACAACATTACCTTTTGCTAGACAACAACTAGCCGCTCTTTCACCTGCACAACAACAAGCTGCATCGGCAGCGATGGCAGGGGTGGGTTCTTTCGCACCTTTTCTGGAAACAGGTAGAGCCGCAACCACAGCAGGTATTGCGGGTGCGATGGGTGCAGGTATATCGCCAACATCATATCAAGCCTTTATGGATCCTTTCTTAGAAGATGTCGTACAACAAGCACAAATGGACATAGCACGACAAGGTGATATACAAAGACAACGATTAGGAGCAGAAGCAGTCGGTCGAGGAGCTTTTGGTGGATCAAGAAGAGGTATTGCAGAGGCAGAACTTTCTAGAAATATATTAGACCAACAAGCAAGAACAGGTTCTCAATTAAGAACTGCTGGTTTTGCTCAAGCACAAGCAGCGGCACAACAAGCGGCACAACAACAATTAAGACAAGCACAACTAGCAGGTCAATTAGGTGTGTCCACTGCTGGACTCGGACAACTGGGACAACAAATGGGTGTGCAAGATATTAACACATTATTAGGTATTGGTGGATTGCAACAACAACAATCTCAAAGAGCATTAGATGTAGAAAGAGCAAATCAATTAGCAGAGCAGGCTCTACCATTTCAAAGAATAGGTTTTATGTCAGACATTTTTAGGGGTGTTCCAGCATTGCAACAAACATTCTCCACGGTTAGAACACCACCCCCAAGTCGTAGTTCACAGTTACTTGGTCTTGGAATCGCGGGTCTTGGAGCAATAGGACAAGCTGGTGGTTTTGGTAATTTCTTTGGTGGACCTAGACCTATAGGAGCAACATAATGGCAGTGAGAAGTGTTTTTGACAGACCCATGTTTCGTAATCCTAATGTTAATTTTAGAAGAAACATGCCTAGTGGAATTATGGCAAGTGGGCCACAATTAATATTAGCTAGTGCAGCAAATGCTAATCCTTTGTTAACTGGTAGAGGGAATCAAACAAGTGACATGATAACCAGTATTAAGCCAGTTATTGGAGAGGTTCCTACTACAAACAGAGACATATTTGGTAATCTTATAGCTGGGAGAGGACCTGGAGTTACTGGTACGGATGTCAGAAGAATGATTGATGAGCCAAGTGGCGAAGAAGAAAAAGAAAAAATTGTAGGAGCCATACCTGGAACTACAAGTCCAGTTCTTACAGATATTAAACCATCTATAGACACGGCATCTGAAAAAATTACTAAAAAAAACGAAGAACTTTTAAAGGATTCGGATGATCCAGATGTGGAGGATATTTCTGGAGACGTAGAAACAAAATCTTTATTAGATGCCTTTAAGAAGAATAATGTGAAGAATAATGTAGAGACAGAGAATGTAGCAACTCCAGACAAAAATATAAGCAAAGAGAGTGACAAAACTGGTGGCTCTACTACTTTGAATAAAGAACTTAATCTTACAAACGAAATGATCGCTAGAAACAGAACTGCCTTAACAGATATGGCTAGTCTTGAGGATAAAGAATTTTTTGGAACAACTGCGAATAAAGTAACACGAGAATTATTTAATGAATACGATAAAGAAGGAAAAGAAGTTACTTTGGCAGACGTTAGAGATAAAGGCATAAAAATACTGGGATTTGATCCAGACAAGCTTGAAGAAAATTTTGATGAAGATAGAAGATCTGCTTTGTTCTTAAGGATAATACAGGCTGGTCTTGCTGTGGCAGCAGGTGAAAGTGAAAACGCACTTACGAATGTAGCTAAAGGATTATCTGTTGGTCTTGCTGGTTATGGTGATGATGTTAAATTTCTTTCAAAAGAAATGAAAGCAGATAGAAGGGAAGC